TTTCTAAATTTGTATTTGTTTTTGTTCCCCATGTACCAGCGTTTTCGCCAGTTGCCATTTTTTCTACACCAAGAGGGGTATATGTGGATGCCATAATTTTTATCCTAATTTACTTATTTGTTTTTTTATATTTTGTTTTATTCCTATTGTCAACATAGATTACTTAGTAGTTCGAGTCCAATTACCTGTTTGTGCAGCTGTTTTTTTACTATAATTACCTGTTTGTGCAGCTGTTGTTTTACTATAATCACCTGTTTGTGCAGCTGTAACAAGGCCCCATCCAATGGGTGCTACACCGATAGGAGACACAGTAACAGTTGCGGATACTCCAGTCAATCCCATAGTCTGTTCAGTTGGTGAAATAGCTCCTACGGCTCCTGTTGCTGAAACTCCAGTTAATCCCATTGTTTGTTCTGTTGGAGAAATAGCTCCTACAGCAGAAGTTGCTGAAACTCCTGTTGGTTGAACTGTTGGATTAGATGTAACGTTTGGAGCACCCACAGCACTCGTTGCTGAAAGTCCTGTTAATGATTCTGTATAGTCTCCTACTACAGTTGGAGCACCTACCGCTGCTGTTGCTGCAAGTCCGGTTAAAGGAACTCCTTCTCCAATAACAATTGCACCTGCTGCAGATGTCATTGCTTGACCTGATAATGATTCGGTATAGTCTGATCTAGCGACTGGTGATCCTACAGCTGCTGTGGCTGCAAGTCCTGTTAAACCCATTACATCTGCAGGATTTAAATAATAAATTCCACCATATCCATCTTCACCCCAAGTTTGCTTGCCCCAACTTACATCTGGAAGAGAAGCTGTTGCAGAAACTCCGGTTAAAGAAACACTGGTTGCGTTTTCGCCCCAGTTATTATCGCCCCACGCATCACGGCCCCAACCATCAGTTGCGCCTGCATAAGCTAAGTCACCTAAAGCTGTTGTTAACGATTGTCCTGTTAAAGTTATATCGAGAGCACTTTCTCCCCAGTTCTCTGTTCCCCATGTATCAGAGCCCCACCCTAATTCATTAAAAGGTGTAACTGTACCAAGTGCTGTTGTTAAAGATTGTCCTGTTAGAGATATTGTAACGATATTAGATTGCCAAGAGTTGTGTCCCCAGGCTACTGAAGGATCATCACCGCCCCAAACAGATATTGATGCCATAAGGATTTCCTCCTTATGCTATACCGATAATAGCTGTTCCTGCAGAAGCTGCTGGAAATTCAATTGTGAAAGTTCCACTTGTTACAGTTTTGTCTCCACCAAAAGCGATCGTACAACATGATTGATCACTAGATGCTGAATCATTAAAAATTAAACAACCGTTAGCTGTGAATGAAGCAGATGTCCATGAAATATTAGCAAAATCACAAACCGCTGTATCGCTTGATAAAACAGGTGTTACACTGGTAAGAGCTTTTCCTTTTGCAGAATAAGAACTTCCAGAAGTATTTGAAATCTCGTTACTTGAACTATATGCAGTTGTTGATTTATTAATAGTCGCTGAACTTGTATATAAAGCTAGATTAAAAGTATTTCCAGACGATGCAGTAAAATTATGTGTTGCTGTTAAAATTTCTACTTTGAAACTATTACAAATTGCTGATGTTATTGCCATAAATTTTCTCCCAATTATTGAGGCGGTGACTCGATGGGTATTCTTATAGTTCCATCCGTGTAATCGTCTCGTCTTCTTCTTCCAATTTGCATGCTTGCAAACTTCTGTAATTCTTGTTTATACTTTTGCTCATATAATGTCAACATATCTTGTGGACCTTTTAAAAAGCTAAATGCTTCTACTAAACAAGCATATAATAGCCCTTGAGGGAAGTACCTACTTACATAAGTCCCAGAAGTATTAGTCCCTAATCCTGTTGGCATTGCATTTCCGTATATTTTAATAACATAATTAGCATCTGGAGTGGGAGCCATTACAATAGATCCAGAAGTAGTATCTGTTACTCCCGTTGCTCCTCCAAACATAGCATAATATTTAGGAAGTCCTGTTACATCAGCTCCTGATGCAGTAGAGCCTTCAGGCCCTGTTAATTTTCCAACATACTCACTTAAAAAAGTTTGATCTCGTTTCTGTAACCACGTACCTTGTTCATTAGCATTAGCTGTAGAATTAAAAACTTGCACACCTCTTACAAATTGAAAACCTGCGGGAACTCTAACAGTATTAACATCTGTAGCAATCGTTCCTTCCCATTCTTGTCTATCCGAGTCCATAGGAATATCAAGATTGATTCTATATTCTGCATTTTCAATAAATCTGCTTAGAACAGCACCAGTAAAAACAGTACTGTCTACTTCTGTCCAATTTCTAATGTCAGCTTCTAATGCTGAAAGTGTATATCCTGCCATAATTAAGCCCTATCATTAACGGGTCCAATTGTACATTGAAAACCGCCTCCTGTTTCCGCACTAGTAGCATTGCTTACTAAAGGGAAAGTTAAATTATTATATAATGTTTCTGTTTGTGATGTTTGAGGACCCACTATTGTTGTGGTTCCAACAGCTGTTGCAACATAACATCCATATACTTTTACACCAGATGAGTGTGCGTTAGCTGTCGTGTTTGCTAAAGTTTGTCCTTTGTATGGAGCAGACGTTCCACGTGTACATCCTGTTAAAGTATGTGTAGTTATCCCTGTGTATTGAACTACTTCATTTTGATAAGTACCAACCAATAAAGGATTAGTAATTGTACCTGCTGTTAGATCAGCTTGTGTCCAAACTTTTTCAATAACAATATATCCTGCTGTAGGAAATTCCGAACCATCAGTTAAAACAATTGATGTAGCGGCATTACTTATATTTCCATTTAATGTTGTAGATAATTCTAAAGTTGTAATTGCAACTCCACCCACTGGATTTTTAACTGCTTGAAATCTTACATAAGTTGTCCCTTCATTAAAATCATTAGCAGGGAAAGAAACGCTAACACTTTTACTAGCCGCTGTGGTTGTAAAAGGATTGTTAGGTAAAATATCTTGAACTGGAAATTCTATTCTTGCAGGTCTTGCATGCAATAAGCCTTGAGGATCAGCTCCTACTGGATGAGGTTCTAATTGAGGCTGTTTAACTTCAAACTCAGAATTATGCACCCATGCACCTGTCCATTCTTCAACCATTTCATTATATGGAAACGCCACACCAGATCGATCTGATATTGAAAGTGCTCTACTGCCTTTTGCAAATCTAGCCATTATATATTAGGATAATAAGTTTTAGGGGTTATATAAGTACTTGCCGCAGAGCCGTCTTCAGCCAATGCTCTAGCAAATTCGTCTTCGTATAATAATTTCATTTCTTGTGTTCTTTGTGGTGCAAACTTCATAGATAAGTAATAAGATAATCCTGAAATCATAGAAGGTATAAATCGATAAGGGGTATCGGTTGCGTTACTATAAGCTCCTACATCTTGAATTCTTTTTACATAAAAAACATTTATATAATTAGATGCTGCAGTTGAATTAGGTAGAGGATAAAGTGTAAGTGTAACTTTATCAATAAATCGTTGAACCCAAAATTGTGAAGGAGTTCCCAGTGATGCTTTATTGGCTGTTGCAGCATAAGCATCTCTAGCAACTTTAGTTAAACCGGTATCCGATTGAGAAGTTGTATTATAATTTTGTCTGTATGTAACATTTAAAATATCTGTAATACCATATACGTTTGCTACAGGAACTGTTGTTGCTTGTGGTGATGCGGCTGCGGCTGCAGCGCTATCCACTGAATTTCTATAGAAAGTATAGGTTCCAGCACCTTCGTCAGTTGCATTTACGTTAGTTGAAGAACCCACTATTATATTAATATTAGTATTTCCTACTTCCCAAAAATGTACACCTCTATTACCCCATTCTTGAAAAAGAATATTTAATGATCTTCGAGCTGTTTTGAGTTGATGACCTGCAGTTCCTATTAAACCGATACGTTCATACGCATCTACAATAATTTCATCAATAGAAAAATCCTGGTCAAAACTATATGCTTCTGATGTAGTGTTTGCCATTATAATTCCTATCCATAATAAACAGTCACATGTGTTACTGCTACATTCGTAACTTTCAAACTTGTGGTAGCTCTAATCCCTGTTCCTGGTAACATTATTTTTCCAGTAACTGGACCTACGTTAGCTGTTACATTTGTAGCTGGTGTATTAACTATCCACAATGCTGTCGTATTATCATTAACTGTTATTGTTCCAGCTGCAACATTCGTAGGTACAACCCACGAAAGTCCTAAAATTCTAGTCGCTCCACTTTTAACTGTAGTAGTTGTAGCTGACGTAATATTAGCTGTTTTTATATCCACTGGATATGACATAATTTTCTCCTTAAATTTCTATGCTCCCGAAGGAGCATAGATTAATTATTTATTAACTCCAAGCAAAAGTGCCAGTTACAGCTAATGGATCACGTGCAAGATCGTATGCAAAATGCCATGTTCCAGTTGTAATACAAGTAAAATACAAATAACAACCAATAGTTAGTCTGTTAGTTGTTGCATTAGCAGGTGTGAAAGTTAATATCGTTTCACTTGCCGCTGAAGTATCCATTGTCATGAGAGCTGTATTTGTACTTTCAACTTTTGAGCCTGTTGCGAATACATCGCTTCCAGCGCACGTAAAAGTAAGAACAGTTAGACCACCAGTTGTATCCTTTGCTTGAGCGTGTACCACAATATCTCCTTGTGTTGCTGCAGGTAAAGTTACTGCTTGTGTAGTAGCTCCTGTGTAGTCATTAATCGTGATTACATTTTTAGTGTAAGTTTTTGTTGTTGCTGTTGAAACTACTGTTGCAGTTAAACTCGTAAGATCTGGTTTTAGTCCCAGAGTTCTTGTAGTTATAGCTCCTGTTTTAACAGTTTTATTGATCTGTTGGAATCCTTTTTCGGATCTAACCGGACCATTAAACGATGTGTTTGCCATAATATTCCTCCTAGAATATTTAAATGTAGTCCCTAGGGGCATGTCGACTATACGCGTCTACATTTAAGTTTTATTATTAAATTTGTATAGTATTGAATTTATACCCCAAATTTAAATTTGGCGCAAGTGATCCTGTAGGTTTTGTATGATTTTTGATAGCGCTTAAGTGGCTATCGAAACTTGGGCCTTGGCTTCGGCTATTTTTGTCTCACGAGTATCTTGAACAAATTCTTGAGCGACGATCTCTTTAATAATATCTTGGATTTTTCTATTAATCTCTATCATTCTGATATTATGCTTGCCCTCCTTCAGGTGCTCTTGCTGCCACTCTAGTTCCAAGGACTTCTTCGTAATGTATAGGTCTTCTGTCATTACTAACCTCCTCATAAGTTATCCATTTACCTTTTTTACTGGTAAATCCATCAGACTCGAATAATACCTCATTTTTTCCTAGTTTGTCAAGGATTGAATTTTCGATACCAACAGCTGTATCTTCCGCTGAAACATTAAAGTCAGCATAATAGCCATGATATCGAATTTGAATTCTGAAGTGTTTCATAGTGAATTTATTACTTTATGTGTGAAATGTGGCGGAACATTGTTCCGCCACATAATTAGTTTTGGGTTATGCACCCTCAACGCCGAAGATACCTCTATAGTCAGATACTCCAAATGAGTATCTTTCTCTAGCTTTGTATCTTACATTACCAGTATCAAAGTCCCCTTCCATTGATGTATTCAATGGAGTTCTAGAAAACATTTTCATACCGTTTGGAACGTCTGTAATAACATACCATGAATCAGCATCAGTTAAAAAGTTATTAACTCTGTAACCTTGTGGGATCATTCCCATACTGTTGATTGCATTAATGTCATTATCAGCTGTCTGAGTTCTACCTTGAGATTTCATCAATCTCTCAGCATTGAACTGATTCGCAGAAGGAATGATCATTTTCACTCCCTTAGCAGCGATTCTTAAACCTCTTTCGTCAGTCATTGCAGCGATGTCTATTAAAGACTGCTCCAATGATGTTTCGTTAAGGTCCGCTTGAGTTGCTAAAGTGTTTGCAACATTAGGTCCAGTTGAGCACGTATGTGCTGTACTGAATAATGCTACTCCATCACCAGATTTGAACGTAGCTACCGCTGGTAGACCATTGTTCAAAGGTAATGCACCTTTAACTTCTTTTGCGTTAGACATAGATCTTGCTAATGCTTTTGTATATCTAGAAGCTAGTCTATCGTAGAGATTATCTTCGATAGCTTCTTCAGTTATAGCGAAAGCAAGCGCGAT